GGGTCTGGCGGCTTTCTGGACTTTCATCCGGATCGGAGAGTGGGTGTGGGTCCGTATTCTCCGTCAGGACCCCCTGAAACCCATCCAGAATATCGTAGAAAACGACGATTCGGACAAAGCCAACAATAAGGACGACAAGTCATGAGCCGTTTCAAGAGATCCCTGAAGCCGATTCTTCGTCATGAAGGCGGCTTTGTGGACCATCCGAAAGATCCGGGTGGTGCGACCAACAAGGGCATCACCCAGAATACCTATGACAGCTTCCGCCGGTCGGTCGACAAGCCGAAACGCAGCGTCGAAGACATCACAATGCAGGAGGTCGAGCAGATATACCGCGAGCAGTATTGGGATGCTGTTCGGGCTGACGAGCTGCCTGCTGGTGTGGCCTATGCCGTATTCGACGCGGCTGTGAACTCTGGCCCGGCCCAAGCCGCCAAGTGGCTGCAGCGCGAGGTCGGTGCGACTGACGACGGCATCGTCGGCAAGAAGACCATCGCAGCCGTCAAGGACTACAGCGGCGACATCGACCAGATGATCAAGAGCTACAACGCTCGCCGTCTCAAGTTCATGAAGTCGCTGCGTCACTGGAAAGAGTTCAAGAACGGCTGGACCCGGCGCGTCGAGGAAGTCACCGAGCAGGCGGTCAAGTGGTCCGACGACCCGTCCCGTGAAGCTGATGACGTAGGTGAGCCGACTGTCGCCAAGGCGTCCGGTGCTCAGAGCATCTTCGAGCTGACCAAGCGTGCTTTCTCGCACTTGGACACGCTGCCGAGCATCGGCGGTGTTCTGTCGGGCCTCGCAGGTCTCGCGGCGACGACCGGTCCGATCCAGTGGGCCGCTGCGTTCGCGCTCGTCGCGGGTGTAAGCACGGCTGTCTATCTCGTCATCCGCGAAGCTGACTGATGTGGCAACGCATTAAGACATGGCTGGCGGCTGTGGGTCTTGCCTTCACGGCGCTCGTGGGGGTCTGGATTCACGGTCGCCGCGCGGGCAAACAACAGCGAGATGATGCCGCGCGAGACAACGAACTCGAGACACACGAGAGGATGAACGATGCGGATGTCAGCGATGGCGATCCTGATGCTGATCGTGACTGGCTGCGCAAGCGTGGTCAGTAAGGACGCCGTGTGCAGCGGCACCGCTCAGGAACGCGCCGAGCATGCCCGAGCACTGGCCGAGGCTCAGGACCCTGAGTCCATGACTACCGGACGTAACCTGATCGCCAAGATTGACGCCGCATGTGAGGACCAATGACCGAAGTGAAAGACCTCAAGAAGAAGCTGCTGACGACGCTCGAACGGGAGCTTGAGACTCCGACGGACGAGTCGACGTTCAAGGCAGCCATGTCCACGGCGGCGAAGGTCGTCAAGGATTTCCAGCACGAGGCCGACGACAATGACAAGGATCTGGAGATCCAGAACGACCGTCTGGCCGCGTATCTCAACCGCAAGACGTCTGCGAGCACCGCGAAGAACTGATGCTCCAGCCGTGGATGCTCAACCTTGAGGCCCAAGGTGAGTCCCACGAGGTCCCGCATTGGGTGATCAACGCCCCGGAGCAGGACTGGCCCCTCTATGAGTCCTTCGAGGTCTTCCTAGAGACGGTCTGGGAACACCTTGGCCTCCCCGAGCCTACCGAAGCCCAGCGACAGATCGCCCANCGGCTGCAGTTTGGNTATGACAAGGCCGAAGAACANCTTCTCGACGAAGAGACGAAGTCTCGCATGGCCCATGAGCCCCGCGAGGACATCATCCGCGCGTTCCGGGGTCTCGGGAAATCCTACATCACGATGGCCTACTGTGCGTGGCGTACGATGCGCAACCCGCGCGACGAGAAAGTTCTGGTCGTGTCGGCCACCACGTCGAAAGCCAAGGAGTTCGTCTCCCAGCTCAAGGGCATCCTTGCGTCGATGCCTCAGGTCCGCTGGATGCTGGAGGGCAGCCGAGAGAAGGACGCTGTTCGCCGTGACTCGGCGGAAGAGTTCGACGTCACCTATGCCAGCCTGTCGCAGTCCTGCTCGATTGCCGCCCGTGGCATCACCGGCCAGATCACCGGCTCCCGTGCGACGATGCTGGTCGCGGACGACATGGAGATCGAAAAAAACAGTAAGACTGAGGAAGCCCGTTCGCGTATCCTCAATTCTGTCCGCTCCGACTTCGTCCCGATCACCAAGACCGAGCATGGCAAGGGAGACATCATCGCTCTGGGGACACCTCAGACCGAGGAATCTGTCTACAACGTGATGGTCGAGGAGATGGGCTTCCGCTGCATGACGATACCCGTGCGGTATCCGCAGCGTGAGAAGCTCAAGAACTACACCCTGTATACGCCGGGCCGAGAGCCCAAGAACATCCTCGCGCAGTATCTGCAGGACCTGCTGGACTCTGGCGAGATCGGATATGGATCTCCCACGGACAACCGCTTTGACTCTGAGGAGCTGATCGGTATCGAGTCCAAGGGCGCCAGTGCCTTCGCTCTCCAGTATATGCTGGACACGTCCCTGAGCGATGCCGAGCGGTATCCCCTCAGGCTACACGATCTGATCGTCATGTCGGTGAACCCCGAGATGGCACCACGGACGGTGACATGGGGTCTCGACACAGACCGCAAGAACCTTGTCAAGGATGTCCCGAACCTCGGCTTCTCCGGGGACTATCTGATGTCTCCGTTGTTCATCGACCGGGACTGGACGAAATACGATCAGCTGATCATCTTCGTCGATCCTTCGGGCCGGGGTGCTGACGAGACGGCATGGGCCGTCCTCGGGCAGCTCAACGGTCTGATCTACCTGATCGATCTGAAAGGTGAGGCCGCTGATCCCGCCGAGGCGATGCATCAGATCGCGATGGATGCGAAGAAGTATCGAGCCCGAGAGATCATCATCGAGCCCAACTACGGTCAGGGCATGTGGACCACTGCGCTGCAGCCGGTACTTGAGCGGATCTATCCGGGCTCCTGTGCGGTCAAGGAAAGCGAATGGGCCAAGGGGCAGAAAGANCCCCGCATNATCGANACGCTCGAGCCCGTCATGGCCGCNCANCGTCTGGTGNTCAACCACAGCATTCTCAAGAGTGACGCCAAGACAGACGACCGAAATTTCAGCTTCCAATACCAGCTTACGCACATCACGCGCGAGCGTGGAGCCCTCAAGCATGACGACCGTCTCGATGCGGTCGCGGGCGGCGTGGCTCACTTCATGCAGTCCATGCAGGCCGACGTCGACCAGTCGAAGGCTCAACAGATGGCTGCCGAGAAGGAAGAGCTGATCGACGCGTTCGAGGCNGCGCTGGACGGCGCAAGCCTGTTCGACGGACGGNCCTTTGTCCTCGATCAGGACCCGGAGCTGCGTGACGTCGAGCTGGAGAAGCTCTGGAACCAAGGAAGAGAAAAATGAGCTTGGAGACAATCGAAGCCAACGAGACCGGCAAGTCGGTCCGTCAGAAGATCAACGAGGTTATCAACACCTACAATGGCTTCACCTTTCAGGTGGGGACCGTAGATGTCGGACCGGCTTCCGTCAGCATCTCCGGAGAAACCGGGGACTACACGCTCGACTTTGTGGTCCCTGAGGGTCCGAAAGGGGAGACTGGTGAGATGGGTCCGGAAGGCCCTCAAGGTGACACCGGCCCTGAAGGCCCCGAAGGTCCTCAAGGGGACAAGGGGGACACTGGTGACACAGGCCCCCAAGGCCCTGAGGGTCCCGAAGGCCCTGAGGGACCCAAAGGCCCGGAAGGCGAAAAGGGTGATACCGGCGATACCGGACCCGAAGGGCCTCAAGGCCCTGAGGGACCCGAAGGCCCGGAAGGCGAAAAGGGTGATACCGGCGATACCGGACCCGAAGGGCCGCAAGGCCCCGAAGGACCCGAAGGACCAGAAGGACCCGAGGGTCCCGAAGGTCCGGAAGGGGAGCCCGGAACGACCGATTACACCGAGCTGGAGAACGTCCCCAGCGAGTTCCCCCCGGAATCCCACGGGCACGACATCGCGGATGTGACGGGCCTGCAAGACGACCTCGACGGAAAACAATCCACCTCAGAGAAAGGCGCGGCCAACGGCTATGCCGGGCTGGACGGGGACGGGAAGGTGCCGGAGGAGCAGTTGCCAGACGATATAGGCGGGGAGGTCCCCGAACTATCTCAGGATCAGGTCGAGGACGACACCAGCACTGTATTCGGCACGGTGAGCGGGCAGCGGTTGGCGCAATCGTTTGGTGCAAATGAGCAGCAGATTGGCGTAGGGCAGACGTGGCAATCCCCGTCAAGAAGTGCCGGAACCACATACCAGAATACAACTGGAAAGCCGATATTCGCAGCTATACAAGGAGAATTCGGCGGGGACGTTAGTCAGGTTCAGGTGTCTAATGATGGCTCGACTTGGCTCCAAGTTGGCGTTGTATCTTCGAATACGCAAAACGCGACGCGCATTCTGATTCCAGCCGGTGGATATTACCGCGTGTCAAGCGGCGCAAGTCTAAATTACTGGAAGGAGTTACGCTAATGGAACACGGATTTTATCACCCCGAGCGCGGTTACTGGCAGACCAATTCTGACGTGCCGCAGAGCATTCTGGACACCTACCCAGACGGCACTGTTGAAGTGCCGCTAAGGCCGGGGCCAGACTACGAATGGACCGGCAGCGATTGGGCGCACGTGCCGCCCGACCCAACTGAGGCCCTCACCCAATGGCGCGAGACCACCACAGCACCCTTCGCTGATTTCCTCGTCGCACTGTTCGACGCGGACTGGATCACGGAAGCCGAGTTCAACGACTGGCTGTCGCGCAACGCCCTGCCTGCTGACGTGCAGTCGCTGATCGACGGTCTGAGCAATTCGGGCGAGCGTGTCCGGGCGCGGCGGTATGCACTCGGTGCGCAGGTGTTCGAGAGGCTACACCCGCTGCTCTTGCAGATTGCGGAGGTCAAGCGGCAGG